TGGATGTGGGCAAAAAGAGCCGGAGGAACAAATGCCGATAATGGCGAGTTCATATCCACATACAGCACAACTTATAACTACTACCCAAATTCTCGAATCAGTTTTGAGGAGTTTCGGAGTGCTGTAGACATCTATCCAAACATGAGCTTGGGTTCAGGTGGTACGAGCGGGGCGTTCAATCTAGCATTTGGCCTATCACTAGCTTCTAAACTGAAGCATCGTAACATTCTGTTATCATTTGGGCTTTCCAGCATATTCAATGGGGATGATGTACCGTCCAACGTTCATGAATACCCTTGCCCGCATAGTAGTTATACTGTGCTTGGGAAAAAACAAAAGGGGAACGAGATTGGTTTCTTATTAAGATACGGTACTTGTATCAAGGAAAACAGAAACCGGGTATTTGTTTATGGCGTTGGTGAGTTTTCAGTTTCTGAAGATATTTTATTATCTAAGTCTAATGTAACTGGATGGTATTATGAGGAATCGTCTAAATCTATGGGATACGGTTCATTAGGGCTTGGTGTAGGTTACAATCCAGGCTCAGGGAAAAGCAATTTGTTTATGGAATACAACTATCGTAGAGGTATTGGATTTGGCATTGGTTTCAAGATATAGGGACAATTGCACCCTAGTCATTTACGGTCCTGACGCACATCCATATCCGCGTTAGAGGGATCGCAAGGACTTCAAAAGCAGGCAGGTAATTATGCACGGCTTTGAACTCCAATGCCTCAATGGGGTTAAGCAGAGGGGCATTGTTTCATTCTAATCTCGTTTTCCTGCACCCACACCCAGACCACCATACATGAATTAGATTACATATAGAATAGATAAAAAATTATATATCATATACATATCTATATCTATTGTCTATCTGGTGTACCTCCTTCGGCTCTCGTATAGACCAAATAATGGTGATTTTATGAAAACGATGCCCAATAAGTAAAAGGCGTGATTTGCTCCCGCCTCAATCTATATTTGGCTTATGCCGGTCTTGATCTGTCCTTGGGCTTCCCCCATGTAATGTGTCAGTGAAAACTTCAAATTGGATCACCGAAAACTTCAAATGTCCAAGTCCGATGGTTTCCAAGCCTAAAACACCAAGTGTTACTGACTTTCTATCTTATTTCATTATATATGGTTACGCCCAGAAACTTGGAACTTGCTTTGTTCCAGTAAATGTCCACGTAAATCAGTATAGTGACCGGATTTGAAGTTTTTGATGATAGAAAAGTCCATATCCAATAGGAATGTCCAAGCCCAACACAGAACTGATTCACCTCCCATATCCCATTTATAGACAATGCGGTAGCGTCACTTGTCCAAGTGATAAGAATTTGAAGTTTTCACTGACACATTACAGACTTCTGCAAGCTTAATACTGGCATCATTAGTGACGAGGATGAGCTTAAAAGTTAGGTCGGGCATTTTGGTATTGACAATTTTTTCATATTAGAAATCATGTTGCAAACAAAGAACAAGGAGATTAATATGGCTATGGTCAAACCTCTGCCTGCAACTTGCTGCAAATGCGGCAAGGAAGGAGTACTGTGTTGTTCACATTGCGGATTATGTGCAAAATGCTCTGAGCATGACGGTTGCGAACAATATTCTAATGTTGTCATGGATAATCCTCAACCTGCTACATGCATTAATTGTGGGAAACAAGGTGTTCTGTGCTGTTCCAAATGTGGATCATGTGGTTGTTGTTCAAACCATGATGAATGCAGAAAACAACCTACTCGTGTTTACAAGACGTAGAACAACCGATTGGGTAGTTCCTAATTAGCAGCTCAACTTCAGTCTGGAACGCTCCGGACACCGAGTACTGCGTTTCGACTTCTTCAATGACACATCCATCGTATAGCTGCTTGATGTAAGGATCGTTGTTGTAGGATAGCAGGAACTTGCCCTTGATCTGTTTCAAGGCTTCCGCCAGCTCTTCATGCTGGTTGAAGGTATCTGCGTCCTCACGTTCGTAGATGTGCTCCTTGGTATAGTAGGGAGGGTCCAGATAGAAGAACGTGTGGGGCTGGTCAAAACGGGCTATGATCTTCTCCCAAGGCTGTTTTTCGATGATCACATGGCGCAATCGTTCCGATGCTTCCTTTACTTTATCCAGATTCCTCAGGGGCATATACTTGTAGCCCTGATTGACGCAAAAGTTTTTACTGCGTGAGCCATAACTGCAGGCGAGGTTATAGTAGAACTTGATCGCTCTTTCCAACTCGGTTTTGGGTTCATGCTTCATAAAGTTATCGAACATCTCCCTCGATACTAAGTACTGGTTCAACTCAGTCACAAACGCTTCAGGATGCTGTTTTATGTATCTCCAGAAGTTCACCAGATCGCCATTGATATCATTATAGACCTCAGTATAGCGACTCTTTTTGGAAAGCTGCCAGTCTTCCTTGTTGGCACTCTTCCCGAACAGTATCCAGGCCGCACCGCCAAAGACTTCACAGTAGATGTCATGCTTGGGGATAAGCGGTAGTATTTTCTTACGGAGAATACGCTTGCCACCTACCCAGGAGATGATGCTGTTCATTGATCCTCCAGTGGGAAGTTGGCGATGATCACTTCATTGAACTCGCTCTTGCCTACCTTACGATTGATGCCCTTGGTTCTGGTGACGTGCTTGATATCAAAACCCTTGTATAGCTTGAGCACTTCTGGATTATCATCATAGCTGAGGATGAATCTGCCCTTGATCTTCTTGAGCTTGGCACACAGGTCTTCATGGCTAAACTGCTTGGAGTTCTCATAGGTGTAACCCAGCATATAGGGTGGATCGCAGTAGAAGAAGTTGCTCTTGGTGTCATACTTCTCTATGACCTTCTCATACGAGAGGTTCTCGATGATCACCATATCCAGGCGTCTGTGGAGTTCTTTGATGCGTTCCAGTCGGTTATACATACTGGAGGTGCCACGCTTCTGCGAGGTGCCGAAGCTGTCACCTTTACTTCCGAATGATCTGGTGATTAGATACATGAACCTGGCAGCACGCTGTATTTCGGTCAAGCCTTCATGCTTGAGTATATCACCAAAGAGCTTGCGGCTGGCGACTAACCAGTCCAGTTCCTTGATCAGTTCATCAGGATGGTATTTCACCTGCATGAACAGGTTGACCAAGCGGTTATCGAGATCATTATAGACTTCCAGGTCTCCCCACTTGTCTTTGTAGAGCAGCATCCAGGCTGCACCACCGAAGGGCTCGATATAGCCTTGGATATCATTGGGCACATACTGCGAGATAGTCTTTCTGAGGAGACGTTTACCGCCTATCCATCCGATCAAAGCATCCATTACACATCTCCTTTCGGGTCTGCCAGACACAGGCGCAGGTAAAGCTCTGGCAATGTGAGCCTGTCGAAGTCCTCGTTCGTGAAGCCAAGCTTTCTGAGTATCATTTCGAACCTCTCGTAGGGGTATTTGCTTCGGTGGTCACCGCTAATCCGAAACTCCCGAGCCAACTTTTGAACCTGTCTTTGTTGGCTCTGATATAGACGAAAAAAGCGGAGATATGCTCCAGTGCATCAAGTGCATCCATGGTGTCCGGGTCCTGCTTGGAAATGATCCTGATCAGCTCTTTATCGGCTTCCGAATCACTGATTAGCTCAAGTAGCTCCACTTCACTTAGCTTGGTCAGCTTGCCGGAAAGAAAGTCCTCAAGCTTGGCTTTCAAGGTCTTGTTCGAGATCGTGAGACATAGTATTTGCCGCAGTTGGTTATAGCTGAGTGTTACTTCTCGCTTCATAGAATTATCCTTTTCTTATTGTCCGAAAAACATCTTGATGGCAACGCCCAACAACAAAAAGAACTGGGAAGTGGAGACGGTTAGAAGCAGCTTCATGTTCGTCTCCACCTTCGCCATTCTGGTTATCAGAGATTTGCTGCTGTTGCCATTGCCGTAGATTTCAGAATGCAGGCTATCGATTTTCTGTTTGATTTCAGGTTTGCATCGGCAATCCATAACAGCTCCTTGATTCATATCGTATTTACGTAGGGATGCGATCTTACACCCCCGGAGGTATATCTTTTCGCAGGTAGATCCTGCCTGCGGTGGTTCCGGAGAACTCTGTGGAGATAATTACCGAAAACAGACCATCGGCTTCTCCCGACCAGTCCACAGTCCAGCGCATACCATTGAAGATGACGACTCTATCAAAGCCTTTGGAAACTACGACTATGGTTACGTCCTGGCTCATGAAGCCGTGACTCTCCAAGTAGTTCTTCTGCGCCGTAGAGAGCCCGGCAATCGTAAGCTCCACCGTACTGGTTCTCTTTCCGGGTATCGTATAGTTCCGGGTCTTGAGCTTGGTGATTTTGGAGTCTGCCTTACCCGGCTTCTCGGCAAGCTCACCCAAGAGGCTAAAGTTGGTGGTTAACTCAACTTTAACATCCGGTTGGGTGGCATATAGCGTGTTAACCCCTTCCGTGTCATAGCTGCCTACTCCGAAATAGACGTTATCGGCAACCAATACGTCCATGAGATTGGCGAACTTCAGATCATCCGGGGACATATCTGCCGGGTAGGTCGGTTGAGAGACGTATTGCGGCATCAGAATACTCCCTTGATGGCTTTACCGATGCTGAAGAGCCACTTACGGTTGTGGAATACGTACTCGATAGCGCCACCGATGGTTCCAAATACTTTGAGCACGAGGTTAGTCTGCTTAGCCGGAAGAGCTTTAGTAGCTCGTTCGACTGCCAACTGCTTCTTGGCATAGTCATCGAGTTCTCTGGTAGCAGGATTGATCTTGATATCCTGCACGATATCCAAGATGATTGCCAGAGCCGAATTGACCTTAGTCTTATCGATCAGCTTACCTGTTGAGCGGGAAACGATCCAGACGATAATAGCCGAGATTAGGCCGAGGAGAAACTCCTGATTAGCGAATATAAAATCCATTGATACTCCTTATCTTGCTTAGGTGGTTAACTTGAACACTTTAACGAAGCCATCGAGATAGGTGATGCCGGGACGGATACGGATGTACCAGTGGTACTTCCAGTCCGCGCCGTGATGCTCGACCTTGAGTTCTGCGTCGGTTCTGTAACCGATGATGATGAACTTGGGCAGACCGCCGATGATGTAGTCATCAGCCATGAGACGGGGCTTTACCGGAATACCCGCAAAGGATACGTTGCCGCCTTCGAGCAGCAGGCGATCTCCGGCTCCGGTCTCACGCTTGGCAAGCTCGGCTCTTATGCGGATCAGGTCCTTGTGACTGACATAGAACTTGAAGCTCTCCTGCTCCTCGAGCATCTCATCGGAGAAGGCCAAGAGAGCCGCTTCAAAGCGCTTTGCCCAGTCGGTATAGGTAGCTTTGGAGAGGTTGGTTACATTAGTAGCGGCAGTGGCGAGTTTTACAACTCCGTCCAGTGCTTTAAGCTTTGCAGTGGTGGAAGTTCTATCACCTCTGAAGAGCAAGAGACGGATAGCCTTCTCGGTCTTCTTGGCAATATGGTTCTCCACGTAAGCTCCGAAGGCATCTTCTCCGTACTTGTCCTTGTAGAACTCGACCACATCTCTTCCGAGAGTGAACTCAGCATTGAGTATCCCGGTGGGGATGGATATATCACCTGTGCCCACGTCCTGAGCAGTCAGAGCACCATCGAGCTTGTTCTTGAAGACCAGATCTTCCACCAAACCGATGTCGAGAGACTCATCTTTCAGCAATGGCACGATAGTAATATCCGAGAGCGTATCTCCGGGATGAGAACCGATCACTTCGTCAATGAAGAGCGAGGTGTTATTGGGATTGAGGATGTTCATGGCTTTGCCCGAGTCAACATCGGCAATGCCTTTGTAAATCTCACGATGCGAAGCTTTAACCATGATCTTGTTACCATCGATGGATACTTCCCGGTCAGTAGTCTGCTGGTTCACATCCGGCTCTCCGGGGATGCTTTTGGAAATGGCTTTGCTCATGGTCACTGACAGGTCCTTGAGGCTCTTCTCGATGCTCTTGACTGCATCGGTCACAGTGACCGAACCGCTGTTCTTTTCCAACTCTGTGATCTTCTCAGAGATTGCTGTGATGCCTTTCTGAAGTTCACTGTTCTTATTGTGCTCAGCCACTTTACGTAAGCTGTTGAGCTCATTCTTGATCTCGGTAAGGCTGGCTTCGGCACTGCGGTAGTCATCAGCCCGACCATAGATCGAGACGCCATTGAACTCGCCTTTCTCGATCTTCTGCCAGAGATCACTCTGCAGGTTCTCGCATTTGAGGACTTGCACCCAAGAGCCCACTTTAGCATCGGGAAAATGCTCTCTGTCGCTGGTTTTGAGAATGTAGTTTTCCACTACGGTGAACTCCGGGACAGGCTGCATATTGTGGTTCACATCGCATTTGCCGACTAAGCCGTGCTTGGCAAAGTGGTCACAGGCTTTCTGAATCTCTTCCCGAGTGTAATAGTCACCCTGAGAGTCGGGGAAGTTGGGCTCCATCAGAGTGACGTAAAGCCGTCCCTGAGTGCCCATTGTTTCACTCTTGAACTTGGTGGAGTTGATCTTGTGTTCAAAGCTTCTGCCAGAGGCATTCTTGACCACAAAGCCTTTCTGATTGGCAGGATTCATCTCGTCAAAGAGGAGCGAGACCAGCTCGACTTCCACATTACGCAGCTCACCCTTCTGAATGGTTCGTTTCTTGAATGGATACACGATACCTCCTTGGGTATGTATTTTATTGTTATCTATGTGCTTGTGTTTCATTGATTACTTACTTCCAAAGTTCCGATTCTGCATGAACAGACGTTCATCATCGGATTGCAGAATCTCGGTCAGGTTGCCGAAGTTGAAGTCATCCGGTTTGACTTTCCAGCCGAACTCGTAGTTGAACTCAATCGCCAGAGTGAGCGCAAGACGCTCCTGAAGCGGTTTGATCACGAAGTGGTAGAACATAGCCATATCACTACGGTTATCGCCACCAAGCTGCCCCGGGATAAGCTGTGAGACGATCCTTGCCGGGACCCGGTGATAAGCGAGGATGCCTTCCCTGAGATCTTTCTTGAGGCTGAGGAAGCCGCCCTCTCTATCCTGCTGTCTGAGTGGTTCGAGGCGTATCTTTACGTCCCGGCTTTCACTCTCAATCAGCACCGTAGAGTGGCTCTTGGCATTTCCTTTCACTTCTGTGAGTGCTTTCTCGATCTCGGTATAGGCATCGGTCAGCACTTCATTGCCCGCTTCGTCAGTGACGGTTCCGTCCCTGAGAGTGCCACCTTCCACAATCACGAAGTAGTCGATCATGAGACCGTTCTTGAAGTTGTTATAGTCGAAGGTCTTGATCTCTCCCAATATCTCGATATTAATGGCTATGGGCAGGCAGGCCAGGCCCCAGGCGTTTGATCTGTGAGTGGACTTCTTGATGTGGATGATGTCCGCATAGGCGAAGTCCTTCTTCTGGTTGTTCTTGATCTGGATATAGTCCGGTCTGAAGAAACCGAACTTGTCATAGTTCTCCACGATCTGAACTTCACTGGGCAGCATACGTTCCAGACCCATCCAATCACCTTGAGGGTTGCGCATCTTGATCAGAAAGCCATTACCGCAGGCGAGATAGAACTTGATCATCTCAGCCAGGATTGTATTCTGGTCTTCACAGGCAGGGAACTCGGCAGCTTCCATCCAGGCAGCAACCTGCTTGTTCTTGCACTCAAACTGCATGACGGTTGCCATCGAGAGCGCATCAATACAGCCGGAGTGGTACTCGTCCATGTCCAAGAGATTGAGCAGTTTGCTCATGGAGTAGGGTGCCATCACTGTCTTTTTAGTCTCGGCTGCCTTGGAGATAAGCTGTTTGCCCAGTCTTTGGCACTTGGAGAGGTCAATGGCTTCCGGCTTGTACTTGCTTTCAATCAGATCAGATACAGAGCTGATAGCCAGGTTATAGCCACCCAGTCGCATTACCCTCATGCACCTGCTCCTGTGCCACTCTTCAGCAGGTCGATCTTGGCTATCCGAACCAAGCGAGAGCCATCCACTCTGGAAGTGTAATACTCCACACTGGGTAGGTCTCGATTCATCAGCTTGAGATAGAAAGTCCGGAACTCTTCTTTGAGTTGGTATAGGTCAGAATCAGGATCATCCACGTTATGGGCATTGACGATCAGGAAGACTGTCCAAGCTATGTCAGTACTTACAAACTGTCTTGAAGTACCGTTCTTGCCTGTCTCGGAATCCAATATTACGATAGCGCAGGGTAACTGCTTGGGTATGGCATCCTTGTTGAACTGGATGGTGGGGATATCGGAAGACTTCAGGGCATCCACTATCCGGTTCCGATCTGCGATAAACTTCTCAAAAGCGCTCATAGACTTACCTCGATGGAGTTGAGTTGTTGATATATCCACTGCTCCCGGTTAGCGATTACCTGAGCGAATACGTTCCTTGCAGCTATGCCTTCCCGCTTGATCTTGGCTTGGATCATGTGAGCTATCTGATCCACAGTGAGCAGCTTTCCACTTTTCTTATCAGTCCACGAGAGCCCCTTCCGCTCCACCCATGACTTTAATGGGGCGATGGGAGTCCAAGAAGGCACTTTACCACCCAAAACAAAAGGCTCATGTTTCACGTTCGAACCCACTCTCAGTGTCATACCGGAGTCATTGGTTTCCACTACATATCCTGTGTTCCCATAGAAATCGCCTTTGTCGTAGATCAGCTGAGTGAGAATCTCCTTGCGGGAGTCGGCATCGATAACACTCCCGATCAGGTGTAAACGACTCTCAAGAGCCGTATAGATCGCTCTGTAGATCTCGACCATCAACTCTTCCGGGCTCATGAAGTCACTCTGCGGCATCAGATCACCCCGGCTCTCAGCACTTTAGGGAGTCTTGGTTTCAACTCCACCAACCGTTCCATGCCACTTTGATTGAGATAGTTCCGCAGCAGAGTGAGTGCCCTCAGCTCAAGCTTGGCTTTAAATGCGTCTATTTCACTCCCTGTGAGCAGTTCAGTGGCAGACTGGTCTAATCCCACTGTCTTGACTATTCCCTCGCCCAGGGTCTTCAAATTGAGGAACTCGCAAGTACTCTGCAGCATCAGGAAGCAGTACCCAAAACGAAAAGAGATCAAAAAGGGATCGTCTTCGGGGTAGTCGACACGAGTAGCGTCCTGGTAAAAATTATCCAAAACAAGACTTCTGATGGTCTCCAAAACCAGCCCTCTATGCTCTTTAAAGATGACGTTATCAGCCATCTCCTTGGGCAGGTTAAGTACTGCCAGCAGGTCAATAGTCTCGACTGGGATCGGTATCAATGCCCTTTCCTCATCAGCTCAGATAGCTCAATCGCTCTTCGGCCTACCTGCTTTGCCCAACGGGACACGAGCATGTTATTGGCAGCCCGTTCCCAGTCCCCGACTTTGATAAACTCCAGAGTGTTCTTGAAGCCAAGCAACCCGGAAATACCGAGATTGAAGCACATGTTCAGCAGCACCGACTTCCGCACTTCATCAAGACCATTGTAGATATCCGGTATCTTTGCCTGAAGCTGCTTCTCGCAGTTCATGATGTCATTGATCAGCATGACGTAGGCTTCGGATTGGGAAATCCCACAATCATCGAGATTGCGACCGATACCGATAGTCAGTTTGCCTGCGGTACAGCGGTAAGGCTTGAGCCTCAGACCTTCGTGTCTAACCAGTTGTTCTTTGATAAGTTCTAACAGTTTGGCTTCCATTTATGCTCCTTGATCTAACTGGATCATCGATCCGGAGCAATGAAAGCAGTCCCCTGTATTCTCACAAATAAGGATGCATAAGGATGCGACAGATTTTAGGGTTGACAGAATACATCTTTACAATTCCTTGTGGAAAACACAAATCTGGCTGTGAGGCATCAATGAAACAGATTGTTGAAGATATTCGTATTTTAATGAAAGACGGAACATTTAAGGACGAACAGCATGTTCGCTTTTCTCTGGTAGGCAGGCTATGCCAAGCCCTTGGATGGAACATCTGGAATCCTGAAGAGTTCTACACGGAGTATAGGGTCAAACGCTTGCCCCAACAAAACATCACAAAGGATATAACAGGTCGGGTGGATGTAGCGCTGTTCATTCCGGAGAAGACATCAGAGGGAGCGGAAGTCTTCATCGAGGTAAAAACCCCAGGCAAGCTCGATTCTGACCTCATAGCCGGAGAGACTCAACTTCACCTCTACAATGCCTACCACAAATCCGCTATCAGCATCCTTACCGATGGTATCAAGTGGAGATTCTATCTGCCCTCTGCCGGAGGCGAATTTGAAGACAAACTCTTCAACGAGCTTAACATTTTGGATGATGACCCAGATGATGTAGCGCAAACCTTTGAGATGATCCTGAAGAAGGAAAACTACCGGATAAAAGCACTCAATACTGCAGAAGATATGCGCAATGAACTGGTTCGTATAAAGCTTATCGGCAGTGTGAAAGCTGAAGCGATCAATATGCACGAGAAGACAGACCTTTCCCCGTATCTATTTGCACAGCAGCTTATAAAGAAGAACCATAGATTGGATATTGATATAGCTGACATAGAACGTCTATGGGACAAAAAACAGTCCGGCATAAAACACTATAATCTGGGCAATGGTACTGAAGACGATGATCCTGCGATTCATACTGAGCCACTCAAAGACTACCGCTTCACTAAAGTACATCACATTGTCCTATGTGGAAAAGAAAAGATAGAAACTCGCCATTGGCATGAAGTAAAACGAGCTGTCTATAACTATATCCTCAAGCACAAACCTGGCTTTCAGTTAGCCGGATCATTCCGACATTCCAAAGATAAAACGGAGTTTAGAACTCCATTAACTCTTGATGATGGCTACTTTACCGAATCAAATTTGAGCGCATCAGACATGGTAAGACACTCAAGAAAAGCAATGCAAGCAGCAGGCTATAATCCTGAGAAGGATTTGGTAGTTGCATTTGAATATACAGATAAAAGGAAGGCATAGTGAGCAAAGAACAAGAAAGAGACGAGCTGCACAGAACTATTTGGCAGATTGCCAATGACCTGCGGGGCAGCGTGGACGGCTGGGATTTTAAGTCCTACGTGTTGGGAATCCTATTTTACAGATTCATCTCCGAAAACCTGACATCATACATCAATAATGAAGAGCGGCGCGCCGGAAACGCCACCTTTGATTTCGCCGGGCTCCCGGACGCGGAAGCGGAATATGGCAGAGCAGACACCGTGAAAGAAAAGGGTTTTTACATCCTGCCCTCGGAGCTCTTTGCCAATGTCTGCAAAAAAGCCCGAAGTGATGCCGATCTCAATGAAACCCTGAGCCGTGTGTTTAATAACATCGAAAACTCCGCCAAAGGCTTTGACAGTGAAAACGACCTCAAAGGGCTCTTTGACGACGTGGATGTAAACAGCAACAAGCTGGGCCCCACGGTTGCCAAACGCAATGAAAAGCTGGTGAAGATCCTGGAAGCGATCAATAAACTGAGCCTGGGAAACTATCAGGACAATAGCATCGATGCCTTTGGTGATGCCTATGAATTCCTCATGACCATGTATGCCAGCAGCGCAGGCAAATCCGGAGGGGAATTCTTTACCCCCCAGGAAGTCTCGGAATTGCTGGCAGAAATGGCTGTGGTGGGTAAGAAAGAAGTAAACAAGGTCTATGACCCCGCCTGCGGCTCCGGCTCTCTCCTGCTGAAGTTTGCCAAAGTCCTGGGCAAGGAAAATGTGAGACAAGGCTTCTTTGGCCAGGAAATCAACATCACTACTTACAACCTCTGCCGCATCAATATGTTCCTCCACGACATCAACTACGAGAAGTTCGACATCGCCCACGGTGACACCCTCATTGATCCCAAGCATTGGGATGATGAACCCTTTGATGCCATCGTCTCCAATCCTCCTTATTCCACCAAGTGGGAAGGCGATGCCAACCCGCTCTTGATCAATGATCCCCGCTTTTCTCCCGCCGGAGTGCTGGCACCCAAGAGCAAGGCAGACCTGGCTTTTACCATGCACATGCTCTCCTGGCTCTCCACTTCCGGAACTGCCTGTATAGTTGAGTTCCCCGGAGTACTCTATCGCGGAGGGGCAGAGCAGAAGATCCGCAAGTACCTGATTGATAACAACTATATCGACACCGTGATCCAGCTTCCGCCTGATCTCTTTTTTGGCACCACCATCGCCACCTGTATCATCGTGCTGAAGAAGAGCAAAAGGGACAATTCCACGCTCTTCATCGATGCCTCAGCCGAGTTTGTGCGCGGAGGAAACAAAAACAAGCTCTCTGAAGAGAACCGTAAGCGCATCCTGAAAGCCTTTATTGAACGCAAGGATGAAGACTACTTTAGCAGACTGGTTCCCAATAGCGATATCGCCGAGAATGACTATAACATAGCTGTAAGCTCTTATGTGATAAGGGAAGACACCAGTGAGGAAATAGATATTGAACAGCTTAATGCCCACATTGCCGAGATCGTGATCAAGCAAAACCACCTGCGGACTGCTATCGATGAGATCGTTGCTGATTTGCATGGCTCAGAATGAAAACTACTATAGGGCTAATGTTATGAGAAAGATAGATGATTTGATTCAAGAGCTATGCCCGGAGGGTGTGGAGTATAGAGAACTGCAACTAATTGGAAAAAGAAACCACGGGACTTCCATCACAGCAACACAAATGAAAGGTATCCATAAAGTGGGAGGGGAAGTACGGATATTTGCAGGTGGTAGCACAATTGCAGATGTCAGTTTGAATGACATACCCTTAAAGGATATTATCTGGGAGCCAAGCATAATAGTCAAATCAAGGGGTTATATTGACTTTGTATATTACGATAGACCCTTTAGTCATAAGAATGAGTTATGGTCTTATACAATTAACATAGAGTCAGTTAATCAGAAATTCGTATATTATTACTTGATAACACATAAGGAGCGATTACAGGAAGTTGCAAGAGCGACATCTGTAAAGATTCCACAATTGTCAGTAGCAGATACTGATAACTTATCCGTCCCCATCCCTCCCCTTCCAATTCAAGAAGAGATTGTGAGGATACTTGATAAGTTTACTGAGCTGGAGGCGGAGCTGGAGGCGGAGCTGGAGGCGGAGCTGGAGGCGCGTAAAAAGCAGTATGAATACTATCGTAATCAACTGCTTAGCCCCATCGAAAAAGACGGCAAATGGTATATGAATGGGAAGGAAGTGGAGTGGAGAACTTTGGGGGACGTATGTACTTTTCAGTATGGTAAGCCTCTTAAAGAAGCCCAGAGAAATAATGGTAATTTCCCTGTTATCGGTTCAAACGGTGTGGTTGGTTATCATGATGAATTTTATGTTAAAGCTCCATCAATTGTGATTGGACGAAAGGGAAGCGCAGGAGCCATAAACTGGATAGACCAAGACTGTTATCCTATAGACACTACTTTTCATCTGCTACTTAAAACTAACGCCATTCAACTAAGGTTTCTTTATCATTATCTGATGCAAATAGACCTTAAGCCTGAAACTCAGAGCGGAGGTGTCCCAGGCCTTAATAGGAATGATGCATACCGCAAAGAAATCCCCATCCCTCCCCTCTCAGAGCAAGAGCGCATCGTTTCCATCCTCGACCGTTTTGATGCCCTGGTCAATGACATCTCCATCGGTCTGCCTGCCGAGATCGAAGCCCGACGCAAGCAATACGAATACTATCGCGGGAAGCTCTTAAGCTTCAAGAATATAGCAGACCGGGCGGAGGCTTAGATGAAATACGATCTTGTAGCGCAAAGCTCTGAAAGCACGGTAGTGGCGGAATACAATCCCCCAAAGCAGCAGAGAGCGGGATATCAATCCGAGAGTGAGCTGGAGCGGGAGCTGATCAAGCTGCTGCAAGCTCAGGCTTATGAATACATCTCCATCACCAGCGAAGCGGAGTTGATAGCCAATCTACGCGCTCAGTTAGAAGCTTTGAACAGCTTCCAATTCAGCGATAATGAGTGGCAGGGCTTTTTTACTTCCAAGCTGGCAAATCCCAATAATGGCATCGAAGAAAAGACGGCAATCATCCAAGAAGATCATATCCAACTGCTTAGCCGCGATGATGGGAGCGTGAAAAACATCTATCTGCTGGATAAAGCCAATATCCACAACAACCGCTTGCAGGTGCTCAATCAATACAGCGTGGAGGACGGCCGGCGAGCTAACCGTTATGATGTCACGATCCTGATCAACGGCTTGCCTATGGTGCATATCGAGCTCAAGCGCCGGGGCGTGGAGATCAAAGAAGCTTTTAACCAGATCAACCGCTATAACCGGGAGTCATTTTGGGCTGGCAGCGGGCTCTATGAATACATCCAGATATTTGTTATATCGAACGGAACCCATACCAAGTATTACAGCAATACCACCCGCTACACCCATATCAAAGAACAACAGGATGGCAAACCCAAGAAGGGCAAGCGCAGCAGCAACAGCTTTGAATTCACTTCCTGGTGGGCGGATGCCAATAACCGTCCCATAACCGATTTGATGGACTTCGGGCGCACCTTCTTTGCCAAGCATACCCTGCTGAATTTACTCACCAAATACTGTGTGTTCACTACCGAAAAGCAACTCCTTGCCATGCGTCCCTATCAGATTGCAGCTACCGAGCGGATTTTAAGACACATAGAGGTTTCAAACAATTATAAGACCTATGGTAAAATTGAGGGTGGGGGTTACATCTGGCACACAACAGGGAGCGGTAAAACTCTAACTTCCTTTAAGACCGCCCAACTTGCCAGCAAGCTGCCCTACATCGACAAGGTGCTGTTTGTGGTGGATAGGAAAGACCTCGACTATCAGACCATGAAAGAGTATGATAAGTTTGAAAAGGGGGCGGCAAACAGCAATTCCAATACCGCAAAGCTCAAAAAACAGCTTGAAGACCCCCAAGCCCGTATAATCATCACCACCATTCAAAAGCTGGCTGTACTTATCAAGAAAGAAAAGCAGCACACAGCCTATAACCTACGGATAGTAATCATCTTTGATGAATGTCACCGCTCCCAGTTTGGGGATATGCATACAGCGATAACTAAGAGCTTCAAGAGATATCACTTGTTCGGTTTTACCGGTACTCCCATCTTTGCTGTTAATTCCAGCAGCAATTCCAAAGCTGACTTACGCACCACAGAGCAGGCTTTTGGAAAGAAGCTGCATACCTATACAATCGTGGATGCGATCATGGATAAGAACGTTCTGCCCTTTAGGATAGACTATATCAGCACTATGAGAGAGCAGGAGAACATATCTGACACCAAGGTCTGGGATATTGACAGGGAAAGAGCTCTAGCAGCCCCAGAACGCATCACAAACATTGTGAAGTACATACTCGAACACTTCGACCAAAAGACAAAGCGCAACAGCTATTATCAGCTCAAGGACAGAAGAATGGCGGGATTCAACTCTATCTTTGCCACTGCCTCGATTGATATCGCTAAGAAATACTATACTGAGTTTCAACGACAGATGGCTGAGTTGCCAAGCGGTAAACGACTAAAAGTGGCTACAATTTACAGTTTTGGAGTCAATGAAAACGAGCCGGAAGCCGACGGCATCATAGAGGATGAAAACCCGGAAGATACCAGCAGACTGGATCAGAACTCGAGGGACTTTCTGGAGAGTGCCATCAAGGATTATAATAAGCTCTTCAAGACGAATTTTGATACATCAAGCGAGAAGTTTCAGAATTACTACAAGGATGTCTCTCAGAGAGTCAAAGATAGAGAACTTGACCTCCTGATTGTAGTGAATATGTTCCTAACTGGCTTTGATGCCACTACGCTAAACACGCTTTGGGTGGATAAGAACCTTCGCTTGCATGGTTTACTTCAGGCATATTCTCGCACTAACCGGATACTCAATACGATCAAGACCTTTGGAAATATCGTGTGCTTCCGCAATCTGGAAAAAGCTACAAATGAGAGTATTGCCCTATTTGGAGACAAGGAAGCCTGTGGGATCGTTCTGCTCAAAACATTTGATGAGTATTACAATGGCTATCTGTCCGGAGAGAAAAAGATCCCGGGCTATGTGGAACTGGTGAGTGAGCTGCAGGAGAAATACCCATTGGGAGAAAGGATTGTTGGCGAAGAGAATCAAAAGGACTTCATCAGGCTCTATGGCAATATCCTGAAGGTTCGCAACATTCTTTCTACCTTCGATGAGTTTATTGGGAAGGAAATCCTGAGCGAGAGGGATGTGCAGGACTATCATAGCATGTACATTGATCTCTACAATGAATTCAGAGGAAAGAACAAGGGCGACTCCGAGAATGTGAACGATGATATCGTGTTTGAAATGGAGCTGATCAAACAAGTAGAGATCAATATAGAATATATCCTATCGCTGATCAAGAAATACCACGATGGGCATATGAAAGACAAAGAGATCATCGTAAGCATTAGAAAGGCTGTTGATTCAAGTGTGGAACTGCGCAATAAGAAAGACCTGATCGAGCAGTTTATCGCCAGCCTGAATCCTTCTACAGAGATTAATAAGGATTGGCATAGTTTTATCGAGGGGAAAAAGTTGGAGGAACTGAACAGAATAATCGAGGACGAAAACTTAAACAGAGATGAGACCTACAAGTATATCGCTAATGCTTTTAGAGACGGGTATGTTCAAGAGACAGGTACAGCTATTACCAAGGTTCTCCCTCCAGTCTCAAGATTCTCAAAATCAGGCGAACGCACTAAGAAGAGAGAATCTGTTATGGAAAGGCTAATAGCTTTCTTTAATAGATTCTGGGATATGTAATCATCAATGAAGATCAGCCCGATTAAAATGAATTAGATTGGGATTAAAAGAGTCACAAAGGAGCAGACATGACAGATTTTATAAACATTGCGCTCGACAAGTATACAGATTCAAAGGCGTTTGAAAACTTGGCAACGGAAATAATGAGAGAATATGGATATACGAATATTAGGCAAATTGGAGGAGTTGCAGACGATGGCCAAGATGCCAGTCATATACCGTTTTATTTTTCAGATTCAACAAGGATAAAAACAGTCTTTCAATATAGCTTGGAAAAAACCACATATGCAAAAATCAAACGGACCATAAATCGGTTAAATGAACAGAAAATAGAATTCGATAAGTTTGTTTATGTCACTACTGTATCTCTATCTGAAGGACAAGACAAGGATATCAAATCTAAGATTAGAATAGAGTTCTCATTGGACATTGAGATATATGACAGAAAAAGGTTAACACCTGTACTTGCTGATTTAAAGAATAAAATCTTCACTAGATACTTCCCGAGTATTGAAGACCAACTAAAGGGTCTCTTTGATGATACAGGGATATTGTCTCGAGAGAGAGAAGAGGCATTACTGCGGACGACCCTCATCGTTAATTATAGTGAATCAACCAATCAAGCGTTCTCGAGTGTTTATGATTACTTAGTATTATCAGTTCTTATGGGAGAAAAGGATAATGGATTAGACTATAAATCTATCGAATCCGCTTTGAAGATCAATTTCCCAAACCTTGAGTATCATTCTAACATGTTGGAAGAATCATTGACCAGACTGACGGCATCAGCTAGGTTAGAGAAGAATGATGATATTTACTTACTTACTGACGCCAATGATGATTTGTTTGTATTTCTTTATGAACAGCATCAGCAGCCACTTCATGATATAGTAGATGAAGTGGTTAGTACAATTATTGACCATTATAGAGGTAAGTTTGACAATAAGTACATTGACACTATTTACAGCAATTGCATGGAAGTGATTATTGACTATTTTCGCACATATGGTATTGAGTATTTGAATTCAAAGGACGATAAGCATCTATTATCTAACACCGATGTAATTAAATGCATAGAACAAAAAGCATCAAAAGACTTACCAGTTAACGTAAGCAACCTACTCATATCAGCCCTTGGAGAAGTACTTATGAATCCGAGTGAAGCTGTTAGCACTGCGCTAACTCAATTGCTATATACATATCTGAGTGCTGCCATCCTGAACCTTGATCCCGAGTTACAGAATATATCATCTGACAGATTAAGAGACAAGGAATTCATAATTGATACTGATGTTCTCATTGGCTGTATAGTTAAAGAAAATCCTAAATGTGAATCTTATCAATCGATTATTAAGGGGCTTATTAATGCAAAATGTAAGGTAATCATCCCTATGCAGAGCTTGCAAGAGTGCGTTGAGCATGCTTCATACTCAAGTAAAACATTTAACTTTTTTAAAGACACTCTGTTATCACTACCATCTGAAGCCATTGAGGATGAAGTCTGGAATGGGTTTGTCCAAGGGTATTATTATGGTATAACGTTGGGATTGATACCAACTACTATGAAGTATGATAATTACCTCAGAAATTATTATGATTCGGTAAATCCCATTCGATTTATGATTTCTACTATCCTTGATATTTTAGGTAATGATGTTCTTTTCATTCCGACTGATCAGCTTACAGAGGGAGTTGAAATTCCAGAAGAAATATCCAATCATCTTACAGAAGAGATATTCAACTCCATAAAAGATAAAACAAAAAAAGCTGGATACAGAAATGAGGCACAAAACAAAGCACTTGCGAAAAATGATTCTGATTTATATTTATGCGCTTATTTCCTAAATAAATCATTAGATCTTGAAGGGAAAGACCTGTTAGCTTTCAAGTACTACTTAGTAACTAGTTCGAATCGTATTGGTTATGCTGCTTACAGATTAGGATTGAAAGATAGGATTATTACTAAACTGCCCTTGCTTGGAACCCTAATTAATCATGTGTGTAAAGATTGTATATCACCTAAAGCATTTATCGGACTTTTAGAAAATCCTTTCTTGATGAACGCTATGGCTCAATGCAAAAATGATATCAACAACCTTGTTAAGGCTGGTGTTGATTTGAAAGGCATTTCTATTACCAGACTCAGGTATGATCTTGATTCGAAAATCCATGATAAGATAACGGTTATTGAAAAATGCATTGAGACATCTGACGGTGCTAAAGATGAATTAGAAAATGAAGTGATTGAAGTTCTTGAAGAAATGGATGATTTAGGCTATTCACTTACACCTAAGATAGGCAGTATCATGAAAGTGTATAAAAATAAAGTTAAGCAACTTGATGAAAAAGATAAGTCTCTGGACAAATACAAAGATGTTGTTGAGAAGTTTTCAGCTAGACGCCAGAAATATTTCGAGAGGATTAGAAAGGGTGAGATATAAGTAATCAATATGTTTGCGTACTTGTCCTACACTTCCAATGAAACGGTGGGAATGGGGTATGCGCTCCGGAAACACCGATCGGGTTCATCTCTGAGTCATATTCGATCTGATCGTCCTTGATCCAGGGTGCGAGTGCTTTGATGTATTCCCGGGCATCATCTAGGCTATTGGACTTGGTATCCAAAGCCATGAGATTGTTCATCACTTCCAGTGCATCGCTTAGAGGATAGACCTTATCCTGAGCAGCCAATGCCCGGCAGATGTCACTGGTGCGATCATCCAGAATAACCACCAGCTTGTAGTATCTGGCGTTAGCTTTCTTGTAACCCTGCAGCCTTCCGAACTCTCGTATTCTGAGTGCCGTATGCTCTGCCAGTCCCTGCCAGTAATGGGAGGATCTGTTGGCGAGATCATTGAACTGGTCTTTGAGTGTATCTGCCAGCATCTCTTTTGTATAGCCCTGCTCGATAGCCTTGGTTAGTGTATCTGCGAAGCTCTGGCGTACATCGGCTTCAAAGTGATTCCCGATCCAGAACAACTGCTGCTTCTGGATGGTGGATGATAGATGCTGATCTTCAATGCCCCAGAGCCCGATGCTGGTCTTGGTTGGGGCTTGCACTTGGGTGTCCCTCAGTCCGAGCCGCACACAGCGGTCTATTATCGCTTTGGTGGGCTCATTGACCAGTGCTGCGAAGTCATCTCCCAACTGGGTATTAATGATGCTCATAAGCTTATCTATTGAGCCCTTGTTGATCTTCTCGGCTCTTGGCATATCACTCAGCATCTGGATGGCAAGCCGGGTCGCATCTCTGATCTCGGTTTTCCAGGCATTGTTCAGAACTCTATAATACTCAAGCATGAGCTTATCATAATAGTTCATTAGAAGCTGAATCTCCGGACTTTCACCCTGTTCCTGCCTATATCGTATTCCGAGAACCGTTCCAGACAACCAGCCAGAGCATCACAGCCATCGATATATCCATCAGGATAGGTGAGGAACTGGCTGATAAGGGTTGGTGTATCCTGCCCCTCCGGAAAGAGCACTTTCGCCGTCTCGATGATGGTCTCGGTTCTCTCGATGCGGAGGTTCTTGTTATCCTTGTTATCTATGCGCTTGATTCTATGACTGATGGGTGGCAGATGATTATCACTTGCCCACCGATCAAAGTCTGCCAGTATTCTGCCTTGTCCGTAAGTGGTCTCACAGGCTGCTCTGGCTTTCACTCTGTAAGTTCTATCCAACTTCTGATAAGCATCATAGTAGTACCTAAAGAACTTGGTGTTCTCAGTCTGACGTATCCAGACATGGATCACATAGAAGCGGTTACCATCGTAGCCTATGGAGATGACAGCTTTGAAACAGCCCTTCTCTCCCCAAGCAGGATCAGCATAGAGCCAGACCCGCTTCATTTGAGCTGGTTCAGGTAAAGTTCTATACTTGGTGAACCAATGGTTCTTGAAGATGTTCCCTTCGATAACCGGCTGACCAAGCATCTCTCTTTGATATCCGGTATGCCCGAACTTGGCTCTCAGGTTTGGCAGATTGGCAGTCGGGTACTGAGCCTCCCAGGTGGACTTACCATAAATATCTTCGAGAGAGAAACGCAGGATCGCTTTTTGGTGCGTTTTCAGCACTGACTGGTATCTTGTATCTAAATCGGGATTATCTGCCCGTAAATCGCTTAATATGAGCTCCTGAAACTGACAGATCGCATAGTTTGGGTGTACCAGGTTCCCGAGCCAGATGATCTTGCCATTTCCCTCGGGTGAGAGGGCACCAGCAAGCTCCTGGGTGATCTTCTCCATGCGTCTCTTACCGATGGACTGGTTACCCATGTTCTCTTCTTTGTCAATATCATCACAGACGATCAGCCCGGGCCGCTTGGCAGTCTTAGGATTGATAGTTCCACGATGGCTCTGCTTAATACTTCTGGCTCGTATCCTTGCCTTGTTCTTGAGATAGAAGTCGAGATCAAAGCTGTCCACTGGCAGCAGCTCCGGATAGTCGATGGTGAGCCGTTTGTTGTTCTGCAGTTCATGTAAAGTAAACGCCGTGCGTTCCTGTGCCAGATCAACGTCTGCTGCAGTGTGGATTACATAACGTTCACCCTTGATGATCTTCCAGATGGGATAGACCACACCCATGAGTACCGTTTTGCCCAGCCCACGAAAACCGGTAATGGCGATGATGCCTGAGCTCTTATCAGTCTCATCGAACATGGTCTCATGTGCTGGGCAAAAAGGTAGTGGGAATATATGCGGGAAATAGGTGTGGCAGAAGAATGAGAAGGCATCCCAACCCTCTCCGGTGGTTCGCCTGATCCTGTCGGTCTTGGCTTCAGGATTATCGTCTATAAAAGGCAAGACGGAGATCGTTTTGGATGCGATCTCCGCTAATGCCTTGTTATGCCGCTGGAGGAACTTCTTAGACATAACTTAAATACCCCGACGCCTGTTTGGGGCAGGCGTCGGAGTCTGCGGGCATGGAGGGACCCGCAGTTTTGGCACAAGTGCGCAGAGCAGGAGGCAACAGCTCCGCGCAGGATGTCAGGCTTGGAGGGTCTATGTAGGCTGTAGGTATGTATTTAAGCATTTCTGACTCTCAAGTATTCCGCCAGATCAATTACGATGCCGTTAAACTGTTTGAGCAGGGTCTCATGCCCTTTCTCAATCATGAAGTCGGTCACCTGATCCAAGAAGCGTACGATATAGTCGTTCAGTTCCTTGGATGGCTCGGAGTCCTTCTGGTTCTGCTTGATCAGTGAGACCAAGCTCTGCAGAGCTGTATCTGCCGGGTTCTTGGCATACTCTCTGAGTGCTTGGATCAGCGCTCTCTTGCGGGCTAAGCTGATCTCATGGTCAAGCTTGCGCTCTTCCTTGAACAGCTCTGCCCACTTACCGCTCTTGATCCACTTGCGGACGGTGATTACGGAGACACCGAAGATCACCGCCAGCTCAGTGGGATCGGTTTTACCATTCAGGTAAGCTTCTTTGCAGTTCTCCCGCTTGATGCGGAACTCAAGAGCGTTACTCATACTCCGGGCGCACCTTGTGTTTGGTCAGATATTCGTTCAAGTCCTTGCCGGAGCAGCGCAACTGCCCGTTTTCTTTGGTTCTAAAAGCAGGCAGAGGATCGAGTATATCCTTGATCCAGCGATACACCGTAGTACGGTTGACCCGGAGTGTTGCTGCCACTTCATCGGGTCGATAGTTGCGGTCATCTCTGAATATGCTCATGGTCTCCTCTGCTGCAATATAAGTTTCAAATGTCATCATTTCTTCTCCTCTGCTTTGATCAAATTAGGATGTGCAAGGATGCAACTCAATCACAAGGAGCTGAAGTTCAGTACTACCTTGTTGTAGTTCCCGGCTTCATCCCTTACTGAGAAAGAGATGTACTGTTTAGTAGACGTTACAGTGATCGCTTTATCGATCAGCTCCATCGCTTCCTTCCAGATCGGGTCTTTGATCTTGTAGCGGCGCAGGGCGAAGATCCGATAACGGGCAAGCTGACCCCGCTTATCGACTTGGAAAGCTTCATTGATGATAGCCTTAAGATTGTCATTGGAGTTCTCTGACCAGGCTTTGATACACTCGTCTATCTTCTGCTTGGCGAGTTGCAGCTCAATTCCGAACTGTATCTTCTCCCGGTAGCGGATTTCGATCTTGTATTTTTCATCAAAGGTAAGCAGCAGAGCATTACCCTTCCATTCGACATTGTTCTTTCTGGCAACATCGTTCAGATAATCTTCCACTATCTTGATGATGCTGTGTTTTTCTTTGATGATGTGCTCGTGCAGTTTGAGTGCACGCTCCATCGCTTTGCTAACGGCTTTCTCTCGATCCATAATGTCCTTATTCAGCACTTTGACAGAGATTTCTCGACCTTGGGCATCGGTCAGAGTACGACTCTTTGAGTTAGTAGTAGACTTTCTACTCATGTGTATCCTCCCTTGGATTTTCTATGTTAGTATTGATTTTCTGCTTACGTATGTAGGACTGGAACATGGCGATTACCGCTCTGCGTTCTTTGGGATCGAGCAGATTCCAGTGGCTTTTATGGTAATGCTTTATGGTGAATGCCCTTAGGTCGTTCTCTGTCCAACCCGCTTGTTTCATCAGGGCAAACATGTACTTTCCCTGCTTATCAAAGGTGAACTCATTGGGTCGACCATGCTTGCGATACTTGATCATGAGCGCTTTCAGTTCTTTGAGCTTATCTTCCGGTAGAGCCCGGAGTGATTCGCCATAACCGAGACGGCTCATAATGAGTTTGAAGCCATCCAGGGGCCAGTGGAACTTCTTGACCCTGAGGGCATGGATTTCTCGGCGTAGTTTGCGTTCTCGTAGTTCCTGTGTCATAGAATGCCCTTTGGACTGCTATTCCAGTCCTTTCCTTTTGAGGAATGTCTCGAATTTAATGCGCCAAAACCACTCAGATCCCCGATACTCTACCCATGCCTGATGGATAAGTTTCTCCTTCAGGAGTTTCTCTTTGGCGGCTTGCCTCGCTAATCGCTCCTGCCGTCTGAGCTCTTTCTCCTCAGCCCTCCGGAGCTTCTCTTCTTCACTGAGTTTGGGTCGCATCCGACCCAGGATACCCGGCTCAATCTGCTTGCCGATCTCTCTCAATCTATCTCGGCCAATTACTTTATACTGCTTGCCTTCCATACCGATGCATCCAATTGAAGCCAAAGCTTCCATATAGACAAACACCCACTGACGACTTCTACCGAAGTCCTTGGCTATGGCTCGGATGGAGGTGTATTTACCCTTCTCGATCTGGTCGAGCAAGGCGGTAGCTGCCTTAATCTCGAATTTCCAATTACCCTTCTGACTGTAACATACTTTGGGGCTATAGCGATCAGCCAAGACATAGATGCCCTCCTTCTTGGAGATCAGTTTGATCTTCTTATCTGCCAGCAGTTCAAGCAGCACAGGCTCGATTACAGAGAGATCTTGAGCTATCATGTTAGATACCGTCTCTGCGGTGAACGGTTTCTTGAACTGCCTTACGAAATTGAGTACCAGATCTTTAGTCTTCATTTTGCGAGCTTGAGATCGATTACTCTTCCGGTTGATTCGCTTAGTTTTAGCTCTCCGGTTTCAATGGAGTGCATCATCTTCATGGCTTTGCGTAAGTTGCCCTTTGCCGACTCATGGATCAAGTCCACGATCTTCTCGGTCACTTCCACATCGAGCACTTCCTTGGCGAGGATTTTGATGTCCTTGCGGCTTACGGGCTTGAACTCATAGAATGAGTTGCAGCGGTCGAAGTAGTATTCATTGATCTGGGAAAGCCGATCCTTGGCATTCTGCATCCCCACCAGGATCACTACGGTTAAGGTCTCATCTACGATGTCCCGGATGGCACCAAGCAGCTTCTCGTGCTTGAAAGCATAGTCGATCTCATCGATTACGATAACCATGTCTTCCTGCTCTTCCAGAATCTGCAGGCTGAGCTTGAAGAGGTTATTGGTAGTGCCGTAGGGGACATTGTAGCCGAGGTTAAACCGCTGATACAAGGCAGTGATAAGATCGACTGCGAAGGACTTAGGGGTAGTGGTGGCTTCCAGCCTCAGGTATATGTAACCTCTCTGGAACGCCATTCTTTGGGCATAGGTGGTCTTGCCGAGACCGGGCAATCCATAGATCAGTCCCAGTCCGACCATCTCCATCTTGGGTCTATTGAGCAGGTAGTTTACGCACTGATCAGCTTCAACTACATTGCTTATTCTAACGAGTTGGTTCTGTTTCAAGATATCCTCCTTACTTGATTCCTATGAACTTGAGCATCTCTTCGAAGCTCTTCTCTTTAGGTTTGATTACATCATCATCGTCATCCTCCACCTTAAGCGGCTTGGGAGGATCGAGCTTATTGGGCAGCGCTGCCTGCACTTGCTTATCAAGCTCTTCCATCAGCTTCTCAGCACTGGGTGGAGGAGCTTCAAGAGTTGGAGTTTGGATAAAGGTGGGATTGTGTTCTATCTCAGCCATCGGCAGCGGTTTAACCAGTCGATCCACTGCTTCCTGCGTCTGTCTGACGATCTGCTTGGTGCGCTTGGCGATCAGCTTCTGATGCCGCTTATTGGCTTTCTGTTCCTTATGCAGTTCAGCCGCTGAGATCGGATTGTCTTTATCCAGCAAGATGAATGGGTCCTGCGACCTGCGGACTTCCGCCTGGCAGATGAAGTTGTCTTGCATATCGTAGACGAGTATCCAGCGCAGATCGCTCAGATCGTAGCGAATCAGCAGTTCCTTGCCGATGTGCCCGATCAGCTCTGTATTCCAGTACATTAGCTTGTTGAGCACGATGCCGTTATTCCGCAAAGTCTTGCGTACGGTAGACATCATCATGAAGTTGAGCTTGTCAGCTTTGATCTTCTGCTCTTCCGGTACGGGATTGGCACTAAATACTTCCCAAGGCGATTTACCTTTCAAGCCGCTATGTGGAGCTTCGCCATACATCTTCCTGATAAAGAAACCAATCATCTGCATGGCTTCTTCTATGGTAGGAGGAGTGGCATCGTACATCTTTCTTGCCCACTTCTCGTTACGCATAAGTGTTGCAGGCTTATCGTCTATCGATGCACCCCGGAAGCTGCCGATGAATCGTTCAAAGCGTTCTTGGAAGGTCTTGAAGAAGCGTTCGATCACCTTGGCTTTGGCATTGTAGCTTTCGGCGAAGGCTACTTGAATGCCCAGGCGTGGGAAGATCCCTGCCAGATCGCTGGATAAATCATGTTCCTGCCACTTCTCATTAAAGAGCTTTGCCCGGAAGGCTTTGCCGTTATCGAGATAGACGTACTTGGGAACTCCGCCCCAGTTCAGGAAGGCGTTTCTGAAGGCGATCTGGATATGCTGGCTGTCCTCGGTAAAGGCGAGTGAGGCACCTACCGGGTATCTTGAAGCCCAGTCAAAGACCATGATCATGGTCATGCGCTGCGCTTTCCCGGTTTTGGGATTCATGATATCAAAAGCCAGGGTATGACCGTCTGCCACCCATACGTCTCCTACATTCAGTAGGCTGGAATCTCGGATGATAGTCTTGACTATGGTCTCTGCCACTGCTTTACTGCCAAGTCTCGCTTGAGTCCAGATTGCCATGTTGTCCCGTTTCCAGTCCATGACCCAGCGTTTGAGAGTAGGTGCTGAACTGGGCGATTCCAAACAACCCATCCGCTCATAATCTTTGATCGTGGAAATTGCGGTGCCGATTTTGACCTTCTGGGGAGTCAACAGCAGCTTAAGCAGGAACTGCTGTTCCAGATAAGTAACCTTTCGTCCCTTGGTCTGGTTCTTGGACTTGTGGATCAAAGCGAACATATCCCGCTCGTTCTGCAGGTATTTTTCTACCCATAAGCGCAGACAGCGTTCTTTGCGTTGCCCTTTGATCTTGAACAGTTCCGGTATAAACTGTCCCTTATTGTATTCATCGGTTATCTGCCGCCACTCTTGTACTTTGGCAGTACAGTCCTTCAAACGCTCCAAGACCATCTCACAGAACTGAGCATTGAGCTGAGCCTCAGTCTTGCAGCTGAGCAGCTCCTTTGCTTGTGGTCTTAAATCAATATCCGGGACTTCTTCATTAAGTTCGGATAGGGGTGAAAGGTCTGACTTCTCTCGTATCTGCTCCGATTGGAGCTTTTTTACTATCTTGGCAGCATCACCTGTGAACTTGAGCGTCGCACCAGAATGGATCAGAGCTAAGACCCGCCGGTAATTGCGGTCATAGTTCTGCCTGTCTATCTGGTTATAGACTTCATCAATTCTGTCCACCTTGTGCCTCCTGCTTCTTTACCTTATTATAGGAGACGATAAATAGACTGGTGTGCTCGTGATCCTCGATGAGCATCCGTTCCTTCCTTAAAGGTATCGGCTCCTGACGCAGCTTGCGGCAGAGCTGCTGATCCAGATCGACTATCTGCTGGTCGACGAGTACGAATAACTTGGTAGTACGGTAACTGCCACTCTTTACCGTTCTTCTCACTGCGATATAGACGCCTTCATCGATCATTCTCCGGATCGTCTTTACCGACTTACCATAAATCTGAGCCAGCCGTGCGGCCGGCAGCCATAAAAGTTCTACTCCTGTTTCCATCACATAACCTTCCAAATCGAGCAAACCACTTGGACAAGCACTTGGACATTTCTGAGGACAACCACTTGGACAATTGCTCAAACCACTTGGACATTCTTGGCACCACTTGGACAAAAATGCGCAGATTGAGTGGCTGGTGTGCTTGGAAGCTATGCGTAGAAAGAGTTTGGAACGGTTTTGTCCAAGTGGTTCGCAATTTAAAACCACTTGGACATTTTTCGAGAGGCAGGTTTCACATCTGCCGTTTAGTCTCGATTCTGCGTTCAT